GACACCTTTTAATAAAAAAGCACTGTCGGAAAGTAAGAAGAATAAGGCTTTTGCCACAGACAAGCACGGTGTCACGCATTATATGGGCGTATACGAGCAAGAACAAGATATGTTACGTTTTAAAACCCTAGGTGCTAAAAAATATGTATATGAAGCATTGAATAAAAAAGGAGAAAAAGAACTTTATTTGACACTTGCCGGAGTGTCAAAAAAAGACGGTGCGCATTATTTAGCGGCACACGGCGGCATAGAATCCTTTTGTGATGGATTTACTTTTCCGGAAAACGGTGGAGGCGGAAATGAAGCAGTCTATAATGATAGAACAAATACTACTATTAACATAGACGGACACGCGCTTAATATTACTCGGAATGTGTGCATTAAGGAATCAACATACACGCTAGGTTTGACGCCAGAATATGCAGAGTTGTTAGATGGCTACAAAGAATACAATGTTTTATCGTAATAATTTGTACATTTTGTATATTGCAAAAAACACATTATTTGATATAATAATACTTGTAAAGGAAACCAGGGCTACACACGAGTAACACGGCAGTTTGCTACATAAAGTAGATAGAGTGTGTGAAGAATAAACGAGATCCTTTAAAGTAGTTAGAGAAAAAAGAAACGGTATGTCAACGCTGATAAAGTTTAAGCCAATTAGCACAGTGAACATAAAACAAGAAGCCGTTGAATGGAAGAACTAACCGCGGGAGATGACACAGCACCTTTACATTATAAATGAAAATTTGCTGACCTAGCGGCTTAATACGGGGAGAAAGGAAACAATATGGATTTAGAGAAAAAAATCAAAGTAACAGTGCCGATTTATGAAGTATTAGTTACATCATTAGACAGCACAGGCAAACCACGCAGCGTAGTAATAGACTACACAGAGAAGAAAGATAAACGTTTTCTTTTAGCAGAAGCTAAAAAGAACGCCGTAGAGGGTGAAAAAGTTTTATCTGTCGCCAACATTGGTACACGAAAAGAAACATATCTTCTGCCACTGTCCACAGTATTAAGTGCAGAAAGAGTAACAACTGAAAAGGAGATTGATTAATAATGAGAAATTACGAGTTTTTAAAATCTGGAGCACCGCTTACGGGGATGGATAAATACCGCTATTCACAGGGTGCGGAAAACATTAAATTGAAAGACGTAGCCGGAGAAAAAATCACGGTGAAAAACTACGCCACCATGTTACAGAAAAACATCAATGAGGAAAGCGGGGAGGTCGAAGATGAAAAACTTCTACTTGCTATTGAAGCTACTGATTCTAAAGTGTATGTTACAAATAGCGCGACTGCTAGAGAGAGTTTTGGAAATATTGTTGAGTTTTTGTCAGATGACGGAGTAACAACCGGATTTGAGATCAAGGTCGTCACCGGAAAATCGAAAAACGACCGGGAATTTGTCACGGTCACATTATAAAACACATATAAAGCCCGCCTAGAGCGGGCTTTTTTGAAAGGAGAAAACATGGAATTATACCAGAAAAGTGGTTATTTAAATATAGACTATGTACTATCGTTGAATTGCACATTTAATCTTATCACCGGTGGACGTGGTACTGGTAAGACTTTTGGCTTGCTCGATACGGCAATTAGACTTGATAAAAAATACATCTATTTACGCCGCACACAAACAAACATTGATTTGATCGGCACGGAAGAATACTCTCCGCTCAAGTCAATAGAGCGTGTACGCGGTATCGAAACTACAACCAAAAAAATTAATAAATATGTAGCCGCCCACTATCTTGGTGAAAATCCAGAACCTTTGGGCTATTGTATGGCTTTATCAACATTTGCTAATGTTCGCGGCTTTGACGCAACAGACGTTGACTGGTTAATTTTTGACGAGTTCGTGCCGGAAAAAAATGCACGAAAAATAAAGGACGAGGGAGAAGCGTTTTTAAACTGTTACGAAACCATAAACCGAAACCGAGAATTAGAGGGCTCTGAACCGGTAAAGGTATTCTGTTGTGGAAACTCGAATAATATTAGCAATCCTGTCTTTATCAGTTTTGGCATGGTAAACATAGCACGCAGAGCGCAGAAAAGCGGAAAAGAAGTTACAGTGTTAAAAGACCGTGGAATAGCATATATCAACTTAGCAGATAGCAAGATTAGTTGTTTAAAAAAAGATACAGCTCTTTATAGAGCGTCTAAAAATAAGTCGTTTAACTCTATGTCGTTAGACAATGATTTTGGTGAGACAACGGACGACATTAAAAGCTATAATCTCAGAGGACTAAAATGCATAGCCGCCATAGACGATATATTTGCTATTTACCGATTAAAAGACGGACGATATTATGTATCGGAGCATATAAGCGGTACACCGCAAGTATTTACCACGGCGGAGATTGATTTAAAACGTTTTAAATTAAAATATCCACGTGTCATGTCTGATTATGCACATAATCTTGTTACTTTTGAGAGCGATTTCTGTTTGTCTGTTTTTGCGTCAATTTTAACGTGATTTTTGTGCATTTTGTATATTGTAAAAGTGCACTGTATATGGTATTATAATAATGTAAGGAAGAGAGATACAAAAAACAACATAAAGGAGATATGGATATGAGAAAAATAACTAAAAGAATGGCACGTGAAATCTATACAAGAGGTTTTGTTTTGACAAAGAAATATTACTACTATGAAAACAAGGAAACGGTATGATCTATCGTGTACCGGCTGAAATGTTAGACACAACAGATTTTCTTAATATGGAAAATCATCAATTAGTGTGCACACACGGCGAACTTTGCGATATAATATATCGTTAATTTAACAATTTAAAAGAGGGGATTACGCCCCTCTTTTAATTTATGCGACCGTGAACTCTACGTTTACTTGCCAATTATGCACACCGGTCTTAGGAACTCCATCAATGGTGAATTGATAAAAACTTTCGCCCTTATTTAGAAATGTGGCATTATGTCCTATGCCGTCAACATTACAAGCCGTGACTGCGATATTGTAGTTATTTCCGTTTAAATGTGGCGGAAATGTTGCTGTTACATAAATCTTTCCGGCATCATCTGTCACACTAGTTCCGACCATGCTTTGAACAAAATGATTTTCTATTACATTGAGCCCCGGTATACCGCTATTATTAGCACAACCTGTGCCACATCTAATATTAGCATCGTCATTCGGCAAATAGCTTTTCCAAGTACTCTCAACACCTGTTGCCTTGCGAAACTGAATGTTGAGATAGCCTGCGTAGTCTGTCCAGTTCCCCGAAAATACAACGGTCATAATACTTGTCACATTGCCGTTGCTATAACCGGCGTCGTCAATTACTACTGCTTTTCCAGAGGTGCGGTTAAAATAACAGTTGTTTACAATCAGATATTGACCTTGTCTATTGGGATATGCCGAGTTATGAGCATATAGATTAGGCAAAGAACCACCGCCGATAAGTTGGCAATCGTACAATCTCAAATGTGTATTAGTGCCGCTACCATAACCGATAGCCGTACCACCCTGTAAACGGCAATTACGGAATGTGACGATACCGCTAACATTAGTGTCTAATGGGTCGACATGAACGGCGTAAGTGCTAGTTACTGTGTTACGGATTGTTAGATTGTAAAATGATACATCTCCTTGAACATGGACGGTGCAATCTGGATATTGACCTGCGTAGTAAATTTGTACGTTATTGTTTGGTACATTTCCTAACCCGAAAAGAACTAAACCGTGTATGTTATTATACACTAACTGTTCGTAATAGTCCCCCTGTTCTATCAGAACTGTATATCTATTGGTAAGTGACATATCTTTACTAATTGCGTAATCAATAGCCGCTTTGATAGTGTTAAACATTACGCCGTTAGAGTGACCGACTGTTAAAATGTAGCTATCACGCACATAAACTCTATCCATGTAGCTATTTAAGCTATCTACTTTAGCGTTAATCTCTCCTAATAATGTTTGGTTAATCAACTCACCCATAGTGCCGTTATCAATCAAACGTCGAATTTCTTCCGCTATGGCACTATCAACATCAAGTGAGGAAAAGTAGTTATTGACATACTCTTTTAACTGCTCGAAAGACAGCCCTAAATCTGCTACTTTTTTCACACAATCTCTGACCTGTTCTAAAATCCAGTCTGCGTTTAATTCGTGAAAATTTGAATATGGGAAATTTTCGTAACTCATAAAAATCATTCCTTTCTTTTTGAAAATGTTTCACGTGAAACATTTAGTAATTCAATAAACAAAATTCTTCAATAAAATCGTCGCAAATTCTATCATAAATGTTAAATTCTGCAACCGCTCGTTCCTGTTCAATCATGGATTGAGTTGTCATTGTGCCAATGTTTCCATGCACACGCCCTGAGTGTTTACTTTCTTTCTTCGTGTCGTGATTGTCATTTTCTGCGGCTGTGCTATTTCCATCTCTTGTAAATGATATATCCGGTCGCTCAAAAGCTGTACTGTTAGTTTGGTCTGTTTGCCACAAATCGGTAGTATTAAAAGCCGTATTGTAGTTTTTATTTTCCGTATCAGTTTGAGTAACTCCTTTATCTTGACCGTGGTCGAAATAGTTTCCGGTGCTTGACGTTGTGCCGTTTACATTTCCGCTTTCATTATCAGACCATTCTTCGTTACGGTCGTAGTTTTCTATTGGGTTGTATGTATATTCGGTCGTTTCAAGCAGATGATTCCAGACATGAGCGTGTGTGCCGCTCCAGTAGTTTATATATTTTTTTAACAGTTCCGGCTCTGCGTATAGAATTTCCAACTCTGCCGCGCGAAACAATATCAGATTAACAAGTATGTTCTTGTCAACGTGTTTTGGCAATATAAACTGGTCGAATATCGTATTGTCATGGTTGTAAATCCCCAGTATACTTATCCACATTGTTTTCACCACTTCCTTTCTGTTCGGGCGGAAATCTCCATTCCACACTTAAATTAGTACCAAACATGGCGTTCACTTTTTCGTAGCTTTCTTTTAAGTTCTCGAGCCACATAGCCGCCATAGTATATGTGTCTACGTTGTTAGCGTTTACCTCGTCAGCAATCATCCGTTCTTTTTTAGATAAATTCGCGTTAGGAATACCGATAGTGGTGTTAAAAAGCGCGTCTATCTTGTCAAGTGCAGAAAGAGTTTTGTCTGCAATGTAGTTTTGCGCCACATTTTGCGATACAAACGGCAGTTCGATTTTTCCGGTACTCTCATTGAACATACGACTGTCCATGAATGTTGACGGCTCGCCGCGATAGATTTCGTCACACATTTTTTTAAACGTTTCCGCTTGCGCTTTGTTCTTGGCGGCAAAGATATAGCTTAAATGGCTGTTTAACAGATTAACGTCCGTTGTTTGCATGGCAAGCGTTCGCATATCGGCAAACGTTGCTACAATGTCGATAGGTGGCGTATAGTCATATTGCAATTTTACTAACTCGCACTCTACACCGATTTTAGGATTAAGAATGCCGCGCAAAAGTGGGTTTGCAATCTGGCAATGTGTCGGCTGATACATCACGTTATAGCCACTAATACCGCATGCCTGTGGAATAATGCCGTATTTATCGGTATTTATTACGGCGAAAAATCCACATCCGTAGAGAGAGTAAAGTACATAGTTTTTATCCCAATTTTCTGGGAAAGTGTGTTTGAATACGCTTAATAACTTGTTAAAATAGTACCGATAATTAAACGCAAAAGTAATATTATCGCGTGAATGAACTGTACTCGGAAAGATATTTCCGTTGTAGGCATTAATGCCTGGATAGTTCGTAGGCAATTTATTCATAAAAAAACCCTCCATTCATGTATGATTTCACCGCCGCAAGTTCGCCCACATAACCGTCTATTGCAAGGTCGGCAGAATTAACTAAAACATAGCCGGATAGTGTGTTGATTACGCGTTTTTGCATAAGAGGTCTACCAATGTCGTCATTATCCTCGTCTACAATGTGTATATATTCAATGTAAAGTGTCATAAGTTCGTCAATATTGCCAAAAAATCCTTGACTACCTGTGACTTGTAACTGCGGCATTAAGGACTTAATAGCGTTTCCAACCCCTGTTATTGTGGCGGCAGAAGTCGTGATAGCCGCTCCGGCATTCCCGACTGATGATAGAGCCGCACTTGACGGCACGTTAAAATCGGGAAATTTAGCTTGCGTGTCCTCAACTGCTTTTTCAAACTGCGCAATTTGAGGGTCGTTGCTCTGCACTAAAAGAGTGTTAGCAGTACCCACCAACGCATTTGACGCTCCTTGAGCCATTGCAAGGCTTACACCGATCTGAGCATAATAAATACCAAGTAAGTTTCCACCGCTGTAAACGGAAAGAGAACCAAGTCCGTTAGTAACATCACATTCAATATTGCAAACAATCGTATTATCTGATACCTTAAAAAGATCTATAGGTATTAGTCCGAAAGGCTTGCATGAAAGGTTTGCTCTCGTAAACGGATTTTTATTTAAAAAAACGCCTCTATCGGATTGTGGATGATTTGCTATTGTTAAGCTAATTGCTGGCAGCCCTATTGACGGATTTATAAGAGCGCGCCCTGTTGCACCCTCTACCGTCCAAAAACCGACTTTTATCGCGTCAACGTTTGCCGCTGGAACGGTGAACGGAACATAGACGCATGACACAATATAACTAATCGGATTCAATATCGCAAAAGCAAGATCGTTTGTAAACTGATAGTTTCCTTGCGTCAAAAGCCAATTCATGATATATGCGATTTCCGCGCTATCCATGACATAGTAAGAAACGCTACCGGTTCGTCCAACAGTTCCGTTAATAACTCCCAATATATAAGAGCCGCCAGTTGCACTCATGCCGCCACTAGTTAATAGCCGGGTAGCGAGTATCAACAACGCGTCCATCATGTGCGCTTGCCGCGCGTAAGACATATTGTGTAGATGTACCTATAAATTCTTTGTATGTAGCCATAACGTCAACAGCTAAAAAAACCGCCCACTGCCCGTTGTTAGTGACCCACTCTTTGACATAGTAATAACGCTTAAAGGCTGGAATATATGCATAATTCCAGTTGACAGGATTTAAAGGTCTACCGTCTGCGCCCTGTAAAGTTAAAAGCAAAGTGGGGCTTACAATCCCACTTTGCAATTTGAATACACCGTCATAAAAAGTAAATGTGTCTAGCGCTGGTCTTTTGGTACTGTTTTCACGTTTGGAAAACTGCGTAAAGCCAATCTGCATATTAACACCCCTTTACTCTAATAAAAATACAACCGCGTTTTCGGTAAAATCGTTCCAATAACGATCCGTGAAATGGAAGTAATTATATGAATATACCCCCGCCGCATTAAACGGTGTAGTAGCTGTCCACTGATTAACTACTGTATATCCCATTGCTTCTACGTCACACATAAGACCAAAAACGTTTGATGTAACAACGGCTTCGGCTTCAACTTTTGTCGTTCCGTCTGGTAAAAGATACTCCGGCTTATTATTGATACCCATAGGCGTGTCGATCGACTGCCAAAAATTGACCTGTTCTGTGTATGCGAGTTTAAGAAAATCCGGGTTGAAAACATCAGAAAGAACGGACGTTCTAATGTTGTTTAACTCTGGTGAATATAAGTAAAGTGACTGCATACTTGCCGGAGTGTGCCGAGCAATCTCATGATCTGTAACGTTAATGTGGTATTTTACGGTTCTTTCAGTCAACAGTGAAGAGATAGTGGAAAGATAACCGTACATCCATTTTACAAAAGGAACGAAATTCTGCGGCTGTTTAACCGTGTCCGGTGTGAGTGTCGCGCCTGTCATATCGTTGTAAACAGTAACAAGTTTAATTACGTTTGGCGCGTCACCCTTTACTTTACCGTTAATAAAGTTGGCGACAGTAGCGCGTGCTAACGATTCATGAGCCTGTTCGATTGTGTCGGACACATTCTGTGCCACCATGGCAAGAAAACGACCGAACTCTTCCATGCTTGAAAAAGCAACATCTAACTGATCGCGGAATACGGTGTAATGTGTCTGGAAAGTTTCCTGTCCGTACATATTAACCTGCAATACCTTTGGCTTGCGCACTTTATACATATCGACAGATACATTGTCCTCTAATGTATAGCGCTGATCGTCCTCAAATGGAAGATCGGATAAGTTTAATTTACGAACGTGGTTACCGTAGCGAATTGTGTCCGCTTCAAGTCCCTTAAATTTTCTGGTATACGGACGTACTGAAAAAATTGTGCGCGAAAGCACCTGTGAAATCGCTTTCAGTGTAACATCATAATCCTGTTTTAAGACTGTCGTCGCGACACTGACAAAATTTTCCGGCGTAACAGTACCAATAACTTTTGATCCTGTTACCTGCGCTAATACGTCATTGAGTACAGCGCTTGTCTGTTCAATAGTAAGTGTGTTCATTATTTATCACTTCCTTTCTGTGGCGGATTGATAATTGCCGCCAACGCTTCATCCGCGGTCATGGCTTTAGGCTGTTCGGGATGCATGATTTCGTTCGGCTGAACCGGTTTTGT